CACGGGATCCGACAGGCCAACGCCGTTCGCAACGCCATCAACCCCATCAAGGCGTAGCACTCCAGCCCCTTGTACTTGGCCGCTTCCTCGTCCGCGTCCGCCGGTTGATTCTTCGGGTAGATCATTGTCGCTGAAACGAGTGACAACGGCGCGAACCCGTCCCGTTGGGCTACGTCGATGTCGTCGAGAATCACGCTTCCGTTGTCGCGGCCTCCGTTCATCTTGGAGTAGGAATACGCCCCGCTGAACAGCAGCCCGTCCCTCCGTCCACCGACGAACCGCGTCCTTGCCCCGCATCCGGCCAAAGCGTGCCCGTTGCAGCTCCCGTAGGAAAGCTGGTCGAGAATCCACTCCGGGCCGAACAAGTCCCGCGACTTCTCCCGGTCCGACCTCGTCACGACGGCCTTGATCTCGGCCTCCGTCCAAAGCGGCATGTTCGGATCGCTCCCGAACGGCGGTAGACTGCACACCCGGTTCACCGGCATCGGCAGCGAACCACACCGCCGCTCGAAGCCTCTTTCGTCAACGATCACGTCCACCATTATCGCGAACTCCAAGCCTTAATTGCCGCCTCGAACTCCGCCTCCGTTTTCGGTAGCGGGACCACTGCGAGCTTGGCCGATACGGTATCGTCCCGGATCAACAGAGTCGCACCTTTCGCCCCGGCCGTCTCCGCCAAGAACGCCTTGCCCACCGCCTCATTCGTCGTCCGCGTGTAGATCGCGACCCGGTGCCTGTCGCTCAGAGTTTGCCAGTACTTGGACGCCATCAGACTCGCGTACTCCGGGCTCCGCTCCGACAAGTCCGCGAACACCACCAACCCCAGCACCCTGTTCGTTGCCGGTTCCGGCCTTGGTTCCGGTCTTGGCTCCGGCCTTGGTTCCGGCTGAGGAGGAGGCATCGGCCCGTGATTCGCCGTGACCCTCAGACTCGTTTGCGTCTTCGCCGTGTAATCCGTCAGGAAGAACTCGACCCACGCCCCCGCGTCGAGACTGAACGCGTAGCCGAGATTGTTCGGAAGCGTCACCAGCCGCACCGAGCCATGCCGCGACGATTGCCAGCCGATATTCCCCGTCGCCGTCGCGAGGAACAACGACCCGGAATCGACCGTCGCCGCCGTGACCGTCTTTCCGGTTTCGTCCGTGATCTTGATCGTCGAGTCGGACGGAAGCGGCGGAGTCGGTTCAGGTTTCGGGTCCGGTTTTGGTTTCGGGTCCGGCTCCGGTTTCGGCTTCAACTGGTCGATAATGATCGGAACCCACCGGTCGATGATCGCCTTCCAGTCGATGTCCTTAGTGACCTGCGCCACCACGATCGGCTCAACCGGCTTGACAGGACCGACCGGCTTCGTCTCCACGTCCGCCTGAGCCACCACGACCAACGGCTTGATCTTGTCCGCCTCGCCTTGCGTGAGCCACCCGAGCTGAACCGCAATCGCCAGCAAGAGGAGTGTCGCGGGCGTCACGAACCATTTCCATTGATCCAGCTTGCTCACCACCACCACGTCCTTCGCCGGTTTCACCTCTTCCACGTCGCACCCCCTGAGTTGAAGCTTCACTCGACCGAACTGGCCGCCTGTTCCGTGATCCCGCACGCCATCGCCAGAGACACCACGGTTGAGTCGTCCGTCTCGCAACACTCCGCTATCACCGCGTCCGCCAGCATGAACGACTCAAACTTCGTCATCGGAACGTCTGCGTCGCCCCGGACCCTACGGGCCGTCCGTCGTCGCAACTGTTCCGGCGCCCGCGTCTGTTGAGCCTTCACGTTCGCCCGCATCGCAGCCGGAGACGGCTCATCGTTCCGCTGGAAGCACGACATCAGCAGCGGCAGAACCTGCGTCAGAATCGTGACGATTGTAATCGGGTCCAGCCCGACGTTCGCCGGTACGCGGGCCGCACATGCCCTAGCCTGCTTGTCCAGTTCGTCGCTCATCGGATTCCCTTTCGTGTTTCGTCACCGTGCCCAGTCACCTTCCAACACCGTACCGCCGCCCCGCCGATCTGTAAAGATGCCACCATCAAACGAAACGGCCCCGACTTTCGCCGGGGCCGTTCGTTCGCGTCGTCATCGACCGCCTCAGATTTGAACCAGAATCAACTGCTTCATCGTCCGAATCTCTCCGCCACGCCGAGCGTTGAACATCCGCACAGCGTCCTCTGGCGTCCCGTCTGGAGACTCGACCACAACGGCCGCTCCCTCCGGCTCAGTCCGTTGCCGAACCGAGTAGCTGCGGATCGTACCCACGGCTTCCGTCTCCACCGGACCCGCGTCCGCCTTCTCCGACTCCAGACCAGCGTCCGGATTTTTGAGTTTCGCCATCACAACCACCCCCCGCGTTGAACCGAGATTTGCACCGCTCCGGCTTACGCGACCGGAACCCATCGCCTCACACCGTTCATGCAGCGTTCTTGACTATTTGCCTCGGCTCCCACGTCGAAGCCGCACCGCGTTCGCTCGCCTTGACGCGGTAGACCACGTCCAGAGTGAACTCAGCTTCCGAGTTGGCCGGAGCCTGCACGACAGTGATCGGCCAGTTTTCCATGTACCGGAACGCCTTGGTCAAGTCACCGAGGAACCAGCTCGTGTCGGTCCCGAGCCGAGCCGCCAATTGTGCCGAACTGAGGATCTGGTATCCGGAGATCGGATTCGCCCAATTGACCGCGTTCGGGTTGCCAGAAGTAGCGAAGCCCGGAGTCGTAGTCGTCACCTGAGTTGCGGTCAGGATTCGTTGGGCAGTCCGCAAATTCTGGCGAGTCACCACCAGATGCTTTGGGTTCACCATGATCGGCTCGCCCGTGTAAGGGTCCGTCAATTGATTGAACATCAGCTCCGCCGCATCGACGTTGGTCCAGTCCACCAACGCATTGCTCGTCTTGCTGTTGATGTAGGGAGTCGAAGTCTGGTAGGTCGCGTAAGACGTGCCTTTCCACTTGTACCGGTGTGCGGTCCGGTTCTCGTCGATAACGCAGTCGATCAACCGCTTCTCCTTGTTGATCGCGAGCATCTCGCCGACTTCGGAACATCGGTTTTGCAATTGGCCGGTCAAATCGAAAAAGATTGCCTCTTTCGTGACGTGAACCATCAACCCGCTTTTGGTCGTGAGCGGAGTTTCGATGTAGTCCTCAGACACACCAGCGACCGGGTACGCCATGCCTTCGCCGACGGTCGTGCCCTCGTCGCCGATCCGGCTGATGCCCGGAATTTTCTGCCCGTTCAGTTGGGTCGATTCCGTAGGGATAACGTTGGAAAAGACGTTCTCTTCCATGTCGTACGCCTGCATGATCGACGTCACCAGCAACTGGCCAGTGATCCGAGAGAAGCCCCCGGACGTGACCGCACCGGATTCTTCCAACAGCTTCATCGTCACGCCGCCATGACCGCCATATCGCGGGTTCCAGCTCATCACGGCTTCGTGACCGCCGTCAATGAACGACTCCGCGATTTCTCGCAGCGAAACGTCCTTCAACGTGATTTGCTTCGAGTCGAGTCCCTCCTGAAACAGCTCGAAGAACTTGTCTTCGTTGCCGTCTCGGACGTGAGCCAAATGCTCTCTCTTCAGATTCTTGATGTTCAGCATTATCGACCTTTCGTGTTGCTTGGTTGAATAGATTCGATCACCGCCGGAGCGGGTCAGCGGAGTTGATAGGCCGAAACGTAATCCACGTAAACCGACTCGGCAGCGGCCGAGCCGATCTTCATCGCGACGCCAGCCTGCATCGCGGCCGCCGATGCCAGAAGCAACGTGTGAACAATCGGGACGCCGTTCGCGTCCGCCAGTTGGACGTCATCCACGTAGTACCGGGTCGTGCAAGTCGTCGCGTCTTCCGGTTGCGTTTCGATCCGCAGAGTCTGCGCAGCCGATCCGCCTGCGGTCGTTCCGCTGGTCGTTGAATACTGGGTCGTGCCACGGCTCGACCCGCAACGCCACACGGTTTCGCCGTCCACCTTGTAGATGTAGTGGCCGTCGTTGGTCGTGACCACGCCGCCCCCGTTGTCCACAAGCGTGTTCGCGGATGTCAGCACTGAGCAGAACCCCGCCAGCACGTTCAGCTTGTTCGTCGATCCTTCCGCGAACTGGATGCGGGCCTCATACACCATCGGCTTGTCAGCCAAGTCCTTGAAGTTCTTCTGAGTCGTCCCGATTGCCACTTCGTCGTTATCCGCTGTCAACCCGTACAACAGAACCCGACCGCCCGCATAGCTGGCGTCAATGTCCATTGTCGTGTTCGTGTCAGCCTTCAACGACGTCCAAAGGTGCGTAATCACGTACCAAAGGAAGTCATCGAAGAATCCGTAGAACTGTCGCTCTCTCGTCGCCTGTGCCCTTGGGACCACGTTCATCTTTATCACTCCTCTAACGGTTTGAATTGAACAATCGACTGCGTCCGGCTGCTGCCGGTCAGATGTTTCCGCTGGACTTGATGCGTTGCATGAACCCCTTGGCGTCGCCCGCTGGCTTGCTGGCCCCGGCTGATTCCATCAACGGCCGGGACGTCGCCGGTTTCGCCGGACCCGCTACAAGCGGCCACGACTCCAACAACA